ACCATCGAACAACGTCATCTGACCGGGCGCGTCATCGACATCGAGCGCAAGCGCCGATGGATAGAACTTGCGCAACTGATCGCCGCGCTCTTCCGTGTCGATGACGCGCGGACGCACAGCGTTCGCCGCGCAGTAATCGAGGAACAGCCGAGCAACCGTCGTCTTGCCGACGCCGCCCTTGTCGGCGCCGACCAGGATGATCGCGGGAACAGGCATGGAAAAACCTACCGACCAGAAAGAGACGATGCCCCGCCCGGCATTCACGCCGGGCGAGGATGATCGCAATCGTCAGTGACGATCAGGTGCGCTTGGCGCGATAAAGCGCCTGCGGCATGGTGCAGACCGGCAGCGGATAGGAATACATCTCGACATCCGCCCAGGCGTTGCGATCCTTGTCGGTCACGATCCAGGAATACATCTGCTGACCGAGCGTGTTGACGAAGTCGAACGTCTCGGCCGGCGCCTGCGCGATCTGGAAGATGCCGGCATTGATCGGGAAGAACTTCGCTTTATTGGTATCGATCGCAACGGTCGAGCCGTCATCGGTGCCGCGATAATTGACGAAGTTCACGCCGCCATAACTGAATTGCTGATAGGCGTTGCCGGCCCGCAAATCGGCGGCGGCGGTCCAATTGAGATAAGTCTGCCGCACTTCCGAATGTGCGGTCAGATCATCCCAGAACGCATCGCCGCACAGCGCGACGATCTGCACATTATTTCCGCCAAGGCCTTTCAGGCCACGCAAGATCGAGCGCACCGCGGTATTGCAGGCCTTGCGCACCACGCCCGAGGCCGGCGAGGCGTTGTCGAGATCGAAGTCGACCTCCGCCGGGATCGTCTGGGAAAACTCGGTATCCCAGGCATAGATCGTCGCGCCATCCGCATCGAGCACCGTGCCCTGCACACAACCGAGCAGCAGGTTTTCCATCGTCAGCTCGATGTCCTGGCGCATCTTCAACTGACGCCGGGCAACCTCGATCTGTAGCGACTTCAACTCGGTTTCCGAACCGAAGGCGCGGATGCCCTGCAATTCATCCGCCATGATGCGGCTCTTCTGTGCGACACGCACGGTCGAGAACCCGCGCACCTTGCGGGCGTCGCCGCCCTTCTGCGCGGGCGGCGAGCCCCGCGGCGTTGTCTGAATGAGCGCCGCCGTGTTCGTGCGCTCTTCGATGAAGACCTGCGTTGTGCGGATCGGCACCGGCACGAACAGGCCCGGCATACCACGCAGCAGGCCGGGAACATAAGCAAGCTGGTCGACGGCCGCCGTGAGCGAGGTTGCGCGGAAGGCGTCCTGATTAAATACGTCCATGGTCAACATGGTGAGATGTCCCTTTGCGAAAGTGGAGCGCGATCAGCGCAACGGTTTGCGGATGCCGATTAGCGGAGGATGATGCCGAGATCGGCGAGCTGCACGATCGCAGCGGCCTTCTGCGCAGCCGTCAGATTGCTCGACGGCCAAGTGAGATCGGCGGCGCGAACTTCGGCATCGCGGACGATCGCAACGCCCTTTTGCTTGGTCGAGCCGTCCGTCGTGATGGCGCTAAACAAAATCCCAGCAGCGCGCTGTGCACCGTCCGTCGCCGTCGTGTCGAACGCCTTGTAGTTCTTGTCGTCCTGCTCGATGCCGACCGTCACCGAGAACGCATCACCCGCAACGAAGTCGGTCGCGTCCGCGATCACGAACTTGATCTGGTTGTTGAAGGTGGCACCGACCGCAACGGTGCCAAGCTCGACGCCGTCCGGATCGTACACGATGAAGGTGCCGCCGTTCGATGCCGGCTCGATGCAGACGACGCGGTAGACGCCGTTCTTTGCGCCAGCCGCAACCGGCGTCGTGACATCGAGCGTCATCGCGCCCGAGCCCGACGTATTGCTCGCATCAGCCGCAGACGACGAAGTCACGCCCGCAATGACGGCCGTCGCGCCAATGACCTGGCCTGCAACCAAAGTCTGCGAAAGCGCGATCGTGACCTTTTCACGCGACCGATTACCCGGAGCCTCGCTCACAACGAAGGCGCCGGCATGTACTGTTTCGGTAAGTGCCATGGTGGAATCTCCTCAAGATTTTCGAACTGATGAAACTCGACTAGCCGACGCGCTTTCAGCCTTTCGGCCGCGACACTCCGAACTGACGATTGACCTGCGCCGTGACATCGCCCCAGCCGGCATCCGCGGCCGGCGCCCGATCGGGCGTCGTGCGAATTTCCTGCTCGGCGCTCTTCGCCGCCGACTGTGCGACAAGCTTCGCGCGCACTTCCGCGACGGGCGTCTTCGCTGCGATGAAGCCGCGCGCCTGCGCAACAGTCGCGCCCGACAGCGCACACAGATCGAGCGTCTCGATCGTTGCGGCCAAGAGTGCATCGCTCGATGCCGTCGCGTCTGCACTCGCATCCGGCGCCAGCTTGCGCCCGCACTCCGGACACATCTCGCCGTCATCGTGCTCGGCCGCAGCAGCAGGAGCGGCGGCAACAGGAGCGGCAGGAGCCGCCGCAAGAGCCGGCGCAACGGCGGGCTCGACAGCGGCAGGGGCCGCGGCGGGAGCTTCTGCGACGGGCGCGGTTGCAGTCGTCGTTTCCGGCGTCTTCGCCATCGTGCTGATCCTTTCGGCTTGAGCCGCCGTGGCGGCGATTGAACCGGCTTGCGAGCGCCTGGCCGCAAGGTCGGAAAGTTCTGCCAGCGCATCGTCGAAAGAGCCGACTGCATTTGCGAGGCCGGCCTTGACGGCGAGTTCGTCGAAATAGGTTGCAGCCTCGGTCGCGAGCGCGGCACTCGCGCTCATGCGGCCTTGCCGGTCGACCAGCACCGCAAACTCATTGCGACAATGATCGACACTCGCCTGCGCCGACGCGCGCGCATCCTTCGAAAGTGGCGCATGATCCCAGCCGTCGACCTTGCGATCGCCGGAAAAGATCGCCGTGTACTTGAGGCCCATCGCCTGATCCGCGGCGGACTGATCGACATGAAAACAAACCGCGCCGATCGAGCCGACCGAGCACAACCGCGGCACGATCAGTTGCGACGCCGAGCCCGCGATCGCGTAAGCCGCCGAGAGCGCATAGGCATTCGCGACCGCCCAGATCGGTTTCCCGCTGCGCGCAGCGATGATCTTATCGGCGGCGTCGAGCATGCCGGCGCACTCGCCGCCGGGGCTCTCGACATCGAGCAGCCGCGCCTTGACGCGATAGTCCTGCTCGGTCGCGTCGATCATCGCGGACAAGCCTTCATAGGTTGTCCAGCCGCACAGCGCCGAGAGCCAATCGAAGCGCTGCGACAAAATCCCCATGACCGGCAGCACGGCAACGCCCGCCGAGGTCACGAAATACTCGCTCATGCCATTGGGCGACTTGATCCACTCGCCCTCGACCAGCGCGGACATGCGCTGCCGCTTGGCCTTACGCGCCGACTTCGATCCGTCTGTGCCGGGCTTCTCGCCCGACATGATGCGGCGCGCGATCGGCGACTCGACGATCGCCCGGAATGCTTCCGGCTCGATCGCGTGCGCCCGACCGAATAAACGGTCGGCGATCTGCGGATAGGCGATGTCCATTGATTCAGTGCCTTATCGGTCCAGGCGCGTGACCGTTGATCGCAGGTGCCGCGCGATCCTGCGGAGCGGTGTTGTCCTCGGCCGCGGTGGCGCCATCTTCCGGCGGCGCGGCGATTTCCTTCGCGGGCGTCGTCGTGCCGACAAACACCAGGCCAAGCTCTTTCGCCCGGCGCTGATCCTCGGCGATGCGCTGATCTTCCTCGATCGGATCAAGGCCCTCGGCTTCGATCACGCGCGAGCGCGCCTTGAATCCCGCATTGACGGCGAGCACTTCGGCCTGCCGATCCTTGAGCGGATCGACCCATTCCCAGCGCGGCGGAATCCAAGTGATGTTGCGATAGGGCGCCGGATCGGCGGCATAACCCGGAAGCTCGACCGTCTTCGCCAGCACGGCGGCATCGAGAAACCAATTGGCGACCGGCCGGCAGAACAGAAACACCATGACGCTGTGCTGCAACGCTTCCATTGCGCGGCGCAATTGCACGAGCGCGGCGCGCTGGTTTGCGTAGTTCGCGCGAACCATGTCGCCGGTCATGCCGGCATACGGCAGGCCGAGCGCGGCGGCGATGCGCGTCAAGGCGCGATACTGGAAGGCCTCATAGTTCGGCCCGACATCGGCCGGCGCCGCGGTCGCAATATCTTCGCCGGGGAAAAGAACATGCAACCGGCCAGGCTCAAGCGTCACCTGCGCGATGCCGTTGTCGGTCTTCGCCGCCTCTTCCTTTTCCTTATCGAACATCTCGCCGTCAGGATCGGCGCGCTTGACGAACGCGGTAAACAGCGCGGCGACTTTCTTGCGCTCCATTTCGGCGTCGTCGTAAGCATCGAGCGAGAACAGCGACACGATCGCGGGCGTCAACCTCGACAGGCCCCTGATCTGCCCGGCCTCGACCGGATCGAAGACATGCAGCACTTCCGATGCCGGCACGATCGTCGTCTGGCCCTGCTGCGGACGCTCAGTCAGGTCGCCAGGATTGACGCGCCAGAAATGATAGGCAACGCGGCGGCCGATCTTGTCGAATTCAATACCCTGCCGCACATAGTTGCCGCCCGCCAGTTCCATCGACAGCTCGACCGGCAACTGCTCTGACGGCAGCATTTGAATCTGCACGGGCACCGAGAGCCCGTCGCTCAAGTAACGCGGCCGGCGGCGAACGAAGAACTCGCCCGCAATGAAAAGCTCGCGCGCGCCGCGACGCATCTGACCATAAAGATCAGTCAGGCCCTCGGCGTCGGATTCGTCGGTCCAGGTCTTCCAAGCATTTTGCAGCGCCGTCTTGCGCGTCGCGTCACCTTCGATCGACCAACTCGGCATGATGCCACTACCGGCCAGGTTAGACGCGAAGCATTCGACCGCCGCCGCCGCATAGGGATTGTTACGCACGAGATAGCGCGCACGCGCGAGCGCGGTGCGGCCCGATGACGTAATCAGCGTGTTGACGTGATCGCGCGCCGGCACCCATCCCGACATTCGCCGCGAATAGCGCCCGGCCTCAAGGCCTGAGCCCTCGACGGCGAGCACGCGACGCTTTGCAGATTTTGGCCGCTTGCTCATCAAAGGCCCTTCGCTCCGATCACGTCATAGGCGCGCACCGTGCGCGTGCCGGACGCATCGGCAATGTCCTGCTCAAGCATCGTCTGCGCCGACGCCATCTCGGCATCGCTTTTGAATTCAGTACGGCGTCCGGCATAGTCGACGACGCGCAAGCCGCTCGCGCGTGCTGCTTTCAGCGCATCAAGCCGCGTCTGCAATTGCGTGAGCGTCGCTGCCATGGATCACCGCATAAAGGGAGATATGCCGCCGCGTCGGACGACGAGCTTCTTACTGTTACCGCTTGTCGTTTCAGTCTTCGCCGCTACCGGCTGCTCGACCGGCGCGGCAGGCGCCTGGCTCAGCATGTCCTCGATGTCGATCTGCCGATGTTGAACCGGGCCTTCGCGTTCCTGCTCAAGCCGCGCCCAGATCGCATCCGGCAAGCCGCGCACGCCCCACTTTGTGGCCGCCGTTTCGGCCTGCAACATCGTGTCGAGCGCTTCGTTTGCCTGCCCTGAGTCCTTCTCCCATCGGTACTCGATGAAGCCGTGTCGCTTGTGCGGCACGCGGCGCTCGGCGGTCAGTTGCCGGAAATATTCATCATCGAGCCCGCGCGGGAACGCCACATAACCACGCGACAACGGATCGGTTTTCGGCAAGTCGCGATAAAGCGACATCTTCATCACGGACGCGCCGAAGTTATAAAACCGGCTCGCATAGCGCAGGAGCTTGCCGGTCTTTTCGTTGCGTTCGCGCTTGACTCGGGCGAGGCGAGGCGCAGCGTCGTCGCCGCGTCCGCGTACCATGATCAGCTTCGATCGCGGATGCTTACGCGAGAACTGCCAGACATCCTCTGTCCAGGCATTGCCGTCGATCGCGGCGAGTTCGATTTCGAGCCGATGCCCGGCGAGGTTCCGCCAGCCTTGACCGAGCAACGCGCTCAATCGCGCCTGGCAAGTGTCGTCCGTGATGTGGCCGCCGATCACGCCGTAGTCGACAACAAATCGCCGATAGTCCCGACCAAATCCGACCAACTGCCATTCGATACGATCGATCTGACAATCGATCCCGAGCATCAACACCAGCGCGCCGATCGGCACGGTGCCGCGCGCATAGTCCGATTGCGCAGCGCGATCTCGCAACGCTTCCCAAGGCGGCGCCTCGCCCTGCACTCGATACGGCTTGCCGACCGAGTCGTTGCTGAAAACCTTTTCAGCCTCGGCATCACCCTTCGCGCGCAACCACTCGCGCGCCAGGCGCTCAAAGCTTTGCAGGTACGAATACGCTGACCAAATCCAGAATGACCGATGCTCGCGCGCGGCCGATAGATTGTGCGCCCGCCATTCGAAGCCGGCGAGCATCTGCGGGCGATGGTGTTCTTGAATCTCCCCGCCACACGCAACGCAGACGAAGTGCGCTCGCTCCGGATGATCCGGATCGAGATAGGACAACATATTATCCCATTCGAGCACCTGCATCGCAGCGCAGTGCGGACATGGGACGTAGGGATGCTCCTGACTTCCGTCCTCGAAATTCTTGGTGATCCGGCATCCCGGCATCACCAGCGGCGTCGAGGCCTTGAAGATTTTTGCGAACTCGACCGCGCGACTGCGCGAGTTTGCCTGTGCCTCCGGATCGCCTGCGCTGTTCGTCTCCCACTTCGCAAGATCGTCCTGCACTTGCAGATCGACCGTAAGCTGCGACAACGATGCCGGCGAATTCGCTCCCGTGATGATCAGCCGCAGCAAGCCGTCGACGCGCTGCTTGTACGTGATCGACGCGCCAGCCTCGCGGCTCTTCTCCGGAAACAACCCACGCAGCGCCTTGGTCGACGCCATCATCGGCGCAAGCTTGATCTTCGACCACCGCTCGGCGCCTTCGATCGTCGGATGGACGACAAGGATGTTTCCCTTGCCGAGCGCCATCGTGCCACACACCAGCACGTTACCCAGCGTCGTCTTTCCGATCTGTGCCGACGCCATCAGCGTGACGGTGCGGCAAGGATCATCCGGCGAGAGCGCTTTTAGAACTTCATCGAAGTACGGAAAGC